AGATTATTATATCGGGTGTATAATTTTGCAGAATACTATGTAAAACATAAAAATCATTTCCGTCTATATCCAAAGACAACAAATTAAACTCTTTCGGAACATTATTTGTTTTCATAATACCAATAACATTGTCTTTAGTTATAAACGATTTCACTAAATTGATACTCTTGTTTTCAAAGGCAGCATCAAACATCGCTCCTTGCCAATTATATTTTTCTCTCAAAATGCGTGTATTACACTCTGCACCACTTTCTGTTCCTATTTCAACATAAAATTTATTGTTTAGACTATTGTACAACGCCTTAATGATGTTTTCAGTTATGCCATCCTCTCCCCATTGGGAATATATTTTATGTTCGCAATCTTTCAAATTAATCATCTTATATGTTCAACAAGTCCATTATTGCGTTTTCAAAAAATTGGTGCGTTATCACAGGTCGTCCAAAAGGTGTTTTCATAATCACAGAAGGAAATTGAGGACAAACTTCCAATACTCTCGGCACTCCAAGACCTTCAGCTAAGACACAAAAACTTGTTTGGTTTGATATGAATAATTTTGCCGACTTTATAAGTTTTGCCGCATCAAGAAAATCTGTTATTTTATAATATTCCCACCCGATTAAATTAGGAAAACATTGTTTCAAATAATTAACTTCTCCTTCTGTTCCAATAAATATTTTTTTCTTATCAATAGTATTTAAGAAAGTATAATCAATTTCAGGATTATTATATCGTGCTGTTCGGGCAAACACTATTACATCTTGTTTTTCTACTTCGCCAATTTCAAAAAAGGGCTTTGTCATATCAGGATACACTCCGTAAAACAAAGAGTTCCAAGTATAAATATCACCCATATTACCACTCCAACCCAAATCCACTCTTGCATCCATATCCATATCAAATGTATAATTCTCAATTTCATTATAGTTGATTACTTTTCCTTCAAGACCTTGCGATTTCAGAAAAGGAATTAATAATTGCAAACCTCCGTGATTAACAGGATGCCAATCGGGAACATTGGGTAGGTGTGAAATCATATACAGAAACTCTCCGCCTCTTGCCTTAATGTAAGGGATAGAACTTAAAATATCTCCCGCCCCTTGTCCTATTTTAACCGTTTTCATTTCTTAAATATGGCTGTAAGAATGTTTGGGAAATTCGTTGTTGGTTTTCTGATAATATCCTCAATGTGTTCAAAGTTAATTAAATGATACCCGTAATTTTTCATCGTTTTGTCCAATGATTCAATATCAAAATGCCAAATATGTTCGTGTTCCCTTCGGTGTTTCCAATTACTAAAATAAGCATCCGCCTGTAATTCGCCATCCTTTTTTTCAATTGCATTATACATACAATTGGGTAGTGATATGCAGATAAATTCGCATTGAAGTTTTTCTAAAAAATCAATGTTCTCAAAATGCTCAAGAGAATCAAAAAATGTGATAACGTCAAAATATTTATCAAGGCATTTGTCAAACGCTAACGCCTTACCGAATTTCAGTTCATAATGAGAAACATCAGTTCCGAATGTTTCCGCACCTGCATTTTTGCAAATTTTTAAGAATGAACCATTGCCATAGCCAACATCTAAAACGGAGTTCGGTTTTTTATTAATTGAACCAACGATAAATCCATATCTCAAATACGACATCATATCACATTGAACTCCGTAAGTATCATATCTGTCTTGTACATACTTCTCGTCATACTTAAATGGCTCAATGACAATTTGTTTAATAGCACCCGTGTTTAATTTTCTATAATTGTTAATCATTTTTTTTATTAAATAATAAATTTATTCTATCTACGTCCTGTTTTTTCTTGGTGATTATGCCTGATAATTGTTCGTGGAAATGCTCAAGCCAAAATAGTCCATCAAAATCAAATTCAACCACATAATCTTTTTTTAACTTAGTGCTTCCGTATATCTCCATCTTCATACCATTCTGCGTTGCGTATGCCTTTATGTGATATGGATTAAGTTTTATTTTTTTTCTTTTCGCCATTATTCTTCTTTTTGCATTTCTTTAACCATCATTTTTTCAATCACTTTCATCTTCACTTGAAATTCTGCGTATTCAGGAGTTGTTTTTATCTTTCTCAATGCCCGTTGCATTTTTCCTATTTCCTTTCTCCATTCTGGATTGAGGTCATTAGTGGCATCCAAAATTTTATTTACGAACCTATCTAATTGCTCATTAGATTCAGGTGTCATTAACTGCATCATACGAGCCAACATACGAAGCGTCATAACTTCGTCTTGTTCTAATAGTAGTGTTATTGATTTCATAGGTTTATTTTAGTTTGGCTTTTGTCGTTTCCGTACTTCCGTGTTTTTGCGTGTTGGTTTTTATCTTTTCGCAAGTGGCATCTTTGACAAAGTGCTTTCAAATTTTCATCTTTATTGTTTTCAATATCGTGGTCAAGGTGTGCAATAGTCAAAACAATCATTACAAACTTTATTCCGTCCAAAGCCATTGCATCTGATTCGTGTCCTTCGGGTGCAAGATGCCACCCTTTTTCATCACGATAAATAAGTTGGCGATTTGGAACTCCACATTCTTCGCATCTGCCTTTTGCCCTTGCAAGTATTCTTGGACGAATTTCCGTTTTCCAATTTTTCGGATATTTTGACCAATCTTTAATCGGCATTAGTTCTTGAAAAACCAAATTAAAATCATAATGAATATAACGACTGAATTTATAATACTTAACCTATATCCAATTCTCGCCTTTCTGCTTGATTTCCTTCTTTCGTACTCCATTTATCTTTTATATTGAGGACAATGTTTCTTTGTGTAATATTTACTTCCTTTCGGATAGGCATCGCACTCAAATTTTGCTTTGCACGAAAAAATAATCAACGTCAAAACAATCAGTATTGCGACTAACTTTTTCATTAAAAATCTAAATCATCATCTTCTTTTCTTATTGGTTCGTAGAAATCTACAACACTTCTATTATTGCCATTTGATTGTGGTGGTGGAGGAGCACTTTCTTTTTCCACTTCTGATGCAGGTGTGGATGCGTTTGCAGATGCAACAAAAGGCAGTTGATTGGGTTTATCCTCTAACGGATTAAAGCCCACTTCTCCTCCTGCAGGTTCGCCTTGCAATTCAAAGAACCTTGACTTGAATCTATCAAAAACAAAGTTCACTTTTCCAGGTATTCCATTCAGTTTTTGTTTCTTAATCTTTTGAGAAGAATAGGTACACCAAGCGTCTTTCGGGTCAACGAAAAAGTTAGGTCGGTGGTAACATAAAATATTATCTAATTTGTTGTTCCACATCGCACCTCCCGCCAAATCGTACACGGATGGTTCGTCAAATATTCTTGCAGTTCCCGACTTTTCGGGTTTATTCGGATGAGCGCAAATGACAAAAAATATGTCTTGGTTTTGTGCAAACCTTTTGGTTTTATTCAAAAATATTTCAAGATAATGGTCGTCCCTTCCCCTTCCTCTGTCGTGTGCCAATTGGTTAAAAGGGTCAATCATAACACCATCAATTTTGTGTTTTATTATAACCTCCATAAATCTTTTCAGAACATAATCGGGGGTTGGGGAATCATCTTTGGGATAGATATAGAAAAAATGTTCATTGATAAAGTCTTTCGCTTTATTTCTTTCTTCTTCCGTGCAACAATTGGGATGGGTAGTGTCAAAGGGTTTACCTGCGTACATTTCTGCAATGTCTTGGTAGAAGAAATCTGCGGGAGAATTTTCGGGATTGAAAACCGCCCACTTGTAATCACAAAAAACAGACTTTATTAACATCAGTTGTAATGCCATAACACTCTTACCGTGATTACCAAATCCGTGTATTACTGATACCTCTCCCCTTCTCCAACGATAGTGATTATCTAATATGGGAAAGTGAGTTGTTTCGCCTCTTACAATTCCTTTAGATAATCGTTCTTCAAGGTTGTCGTACACATCTTTGAAGTAGATTAAATCCTTTATCGGCATATCGCAGTCAAAGGTCTTCTCGTCTAATACTTCGTTTGTTTGATGATTAACTATTTGGGTATCTGTTAATCGAGCAATTCCATATTGAACTGCATAATTTTCGTACACGGATTTTATAATGCTTTGTAATTCTTTTACTGAAAAATCTGTTCCGTGAAGAAAATCAGTTGCAAGAAATCCTAATGTAGAATCTTTCTCAATTCCTGTTCGGTTACAAGCGGCAACCATACGCATTAAAAAGTTGTTTCTATTGCCTTCAACGAACATTTCCCCTCTGTTTTCAATCCATTTCTTTAATTTCTCATATACTTTTTCTTCATCGGTTACTGCGCTTGAATATGGAATTTGTTTCGGTTCGTAAACTTTCTGTTCAATTATGTTTTCATATTCATCGCAATTTGATTTTTGTAATAGTTCTTCATCCCACGATTCGTAACATACTCTTGCCTCGTTGATGTTTGCAGAGTCAGGATTCACTTCAAGTTTTTCAAAATAATTCAAAAGAGATTTATAGTGTTCTCTGTGTTTGGTGAGATATTTGATTTTTGCCAACGCTTTTACACCATCACCCGAAGGAGAAATCCAACACGCCAAAATAAAATTCTCTTTAAAAATTTCTTGTTTTAAGTCTTTAGGGTTTTGCGTGTGGTCAAAATCTAAAATGACAAACCCCGAATGAATGACAATTGATGTATTTTTTCTGTCGGAAAATTCGCCTGAAAATAATACACTCGGTAATTTACTTTTCAGAACATTTCGTTTATCCCTATCGGGTTCAAGACGCACTTGTTCGATTAGTTCTTTTGACTTGCCCGTTTTGATTCTATCCAATGCCTTAGAAATCGTTGTATAAAACGGGATTTTTGAGTTGACATCTTGAAATGCTGTAATTTTCATCTGTTTTTTAAGTATTAGCCTTTCTTTCAAACATCTCGTTTTTGCCACCACAGGTGCTCCACAAGGCATTATCTCCCCTTTTTCGTACCATTCCTCCAAAGAGGGTGTTAAGTGCCTTATTTCTCAATTTTCTATTGTTTTTTTCTTTTCTATCCACGCAAGTTGTTCTCTTTCAGACAATTGTTCCCAATAAAAACTATCATAATCTTTCGGACACGGAATAGATTTCTTTGGTTTTGTGCTTAAGAAAATTCTAACCCATTTGTAAATCGTAAATCCGTTGATAACAAACTGCGTTCTGTCGTACATCCCTTTTGTTCCGTTTGCGATGATTTGAACTAACTCTGCGTGTGTTAATTTATCTCCAAAATCTTTTTTTATTTCCGTAACCAACCATTTCCATTCTTCTTTCGTGAGAGAATTAAAGTTATTTGGTTTGGAAATGTTTGCAACAATCAAGACATCGAGAACTTGATTATTCGTCAATGTTCCCAATAGCGTTTCGCATTTCTGCAATTGATTGCCCTTCTGTAATTCCTTGCTTTCCATTTTTTATTGAATTGATTATGTTCATCAGATTTGAATTGATGTGTCGTAGGTTAAGTTGTTTCTGATAGAACTTATCCCATTTGTCGTAATTGGAGAAAATGGTTTCCCACGCCTTTAAGATTTCAAGTTCGTCTTCTGCGATACTTCTGAAATATTTAATAATATACTTCAATGCCTTACCATCTGCACCATCAATCTTCGGTTTGATTCCGATATGGTTTTCAAACCAATCAAAATAAACTTTCATAAATGGTTGAAAGAGTCGGTCTGTTTTTTTAATTGTGCGTTTTTCTTTTGGCATTTTTAAAAAAAATTATTGCTCATCTTTTTCGTTAACATTTTCGTTTTCTAATTTTCCCGCTTTTTTTATCTTTTGTTCGGACAAATTAATTTGCGGAGAATTTTTTTTCAGAGAAATTTTTTCCTCCGCGGAAAAATTTCCGTTTAGTTTAGTTTCCTTTACTTTAGTTTCCTTTACTTTACTCTGGGGGTTTTGGGTTGTAGAAACGGGGGTTTCTATTGTAGAAACCCTATTATGACTTGTAGAAACTACATCTAAGATGGGTTTTGACGGGACGGCTACACGCCTATTCAAGTACACCTCACCGATGTTATCAACGAAGTTTTGACACCACACGATGCGATTTTGCCATAATTTAGCATCAATAGCACCTAACCTACACAATAAATCGAGTATCCTACAAGTATCTACATCTGATAACTTAGTTTTGGCCTGTAGAAACTCGAAATCTGCCGAATTTTGAAGGTCTAAATAGTGATTTGGTGTCTTTCCGAGTAATTCTAACAACTTAAACCAAAAGGCATAACCATCGTTGCCAAAGTGTTGTTCTAATATAAAAAGTGTCTTTCCGTTTTCGCAGGAATGGGGGAAATAATCTACCGTTTTCTTCTTTGGTCTTGCCATTATTTTATGAATAAATAAACAAAAAAGATGCCCCCTACGATGCGAATAAAATGTCTTGAACGGGATGCACTCCCACACCTTACTGCTACACTTTCGGGGGCAAATCTTGAATAATATAAATATTTTATGTTGTGCATTAAGAAAAAAATGTTTGTTCAAGAAAACCTTCGTGCAAATTCTGAAACAGAATACAATAGTAAATTAAATTTTCTTTACACGATTTGAAATCCCGACTTTTATTTATTAACAGCGTAATTAACTCGTTATCAACAATTGAATTAGTTATGATTTTTTTAATTTATTAAGACAATCATCAAGGTCTGTACATTGAATGAAGTTTAACATTTCCATTCCTTCAAACATTGACTTGTGCCACTTTTCCTCTTGCGTGTTTGCAGTTACAAAAACAAATAACCGACCTACCTCTCCATTCTGCCTTAATCGTCCTGTGCGTTGAATGGTGATTTTTTGTTTTGAATAGTAACTCATCATAATTACATTGTCCAAATCAGTAAGGTTCGCACCTTGTTGAAGTTTTTTGAAACTTGCGATTACTTGCGAATCTCCATTGTCAAAAGAATTTCTTATTTCTTCGTTTTCTTTATCTGACTTATGGGAACTGATAACATTCGGAGTAATTTTTTCCAAAGTCGGCAAAGAGTTTGCGAATATAATTGACTTAGTATTTAGATTTTCAAGCAATCTTTTAACCGCCCCTATCTTTGAGGGTAAACTATATAGAATATTTGCCCTTCTCCCACTCGCCCTCATAACACTAAAATCATTCCACGACTTCTTACCTGCCCATTCCTTTTGAAAGATATTGTCGGCATAATCATAGGCGGCTTGTTCGGTTTGCATCCACTTTTTGTCTTTTCCACCTGCCTCTATTGTTTTATTTACTCCATCCAATTTATGTTTGATTACATAAATATCAAGTTCTCTGTATGTTTTATCCTTTTGCGCTTGTTGTAGTGAATAAGTAAAACAAACAGGTGCAATTTGATTACACAATTCCCCCTTTGTTATTTCCTTTCCGTTTTCCTGCCCGACAACCAAGTGCGAGTCCAAAAACGCAAAAAGACACATTAAATCTTTAATATTGTTATTGAAATAGAACTGACTATATGCAGGGGTAAAGGAATCTACTGCTTCATCGGCACATACAAAATCAAATTCACGCCCTTGCCACTTATACGCAGTTTGATAACACGCAAATTCAATATTAACACCTTCCATCCCCCACTTCTTCTGTTCGTTACGGAGTTCTGTTTCTCTGTCCGTAACTTCGGCAAGGAATAAGATTTTGGCACTCTTTGGATAATCCTTCACGGCATCAAGAAAGATTTTCGTCTTTCCCAATCCTGTTACAACTTCCAAAGAACCCTTTTTGCCCGAATTTTTCCAAGCGCTAAGGGCTTCTTTTTGAACTTTAATTCTTTTTTCTAAACTCATTTTCTGAATTGTTTTTTAATTTTTGAATATATCCACATAGGCAATGCTACAAACCCAATAAAAAATTGCAATATAATAATCACTTCTTTCCCAAATATTTCAAGTATGGGAAATTGCTTAACTCCATTATCATACCTTTTTTGAGTGTAGTATGCCATTATTAATCCACTAATTAGGTAATAAGTGATAAATATTTTCATAGTGAAGTGTTCTTTGAAATCGCCCTTAATTTTCCTAAATCTATTTTATCTCTTTGAGCCAAACCCGACATTTTGTTTCTTATTGATTCTTTAAGATAGTCAAGAAGAGCATCAGGTGCGTCTATAAAACCTGACACAGCATATTCACTAAAGTCATTTAATTCGTTTTGTGTATCGCATTTATTCAACGCAGAAATATAACTAAGTAACATTTTGTCGTAATTGTAAAAACTTTGTTTTACCTCTTTATTTTTAGTCATAGGTCGTAAGTATATATATGTTTTGGTTTTGTTTCAACATAATGTGCTTCACCATTTTCAAGTGCGATTTTTAATTTTTTGGCAAAAGGTCGCAATCTGCCTTTATACATAGTCCTTACCGACTTGTCGTGGTATTGTTGTCCGTTGTGCATTATCACTCTCCCCTTTCCAGTAAGACCTTTGTATTTGAAATTACTTGCCTTGTAGATAGTTCCTTTGTGATTGTAGGTAGTATCTGCATAACTGATTACTATTTTGAAATCTGTGTTTTTTCTCAACCACCTTAAAGTATATCCGATAAAATAACTCTCTGTATTTTTGGGGGTATTATCAATACAACATAATCTTCGCAGTTCTATTAAATCTTCTTTTTTTTCTGCATATTTCTTCCACACATCTGCCATCGCCATTCTTCCGTACATCATTGCGCCTATCAAATTGCCCTTCTCATCCGTTAATTTGAAATTGTAATCCGAATTTATCCCATTCACTTTTTTTGAATAATGCCAATGCCCGATAAATCCCGAAATATCCCTTCTTCTGCAAATATCTATTTTGAAACTTTTAACCTTGCCAACTGCTCGGTGGTCATTATTTGATGTAGATACAAAAGATATATCCAATAATTCTAATTGTGATTTATCTTTCGCCATTAGAATAAAGATGTTTGGATTTGTGGTTTGAATGAAGCGTCATATCTCTTATTCTCTCCTTTCAGATAAGGCAACACGGGAAATCGTAATTTCTTACTCATTTCTTTTTTGGTTTTTTTATTGCCACAAAAATAATAGTATCGTGCTTTGCCACTCGTTTTTTCAATTCTCTCTACTAATTCCATATTTAACTTCTTTTCGTGTCTTGGGTGTTTTTCTGTTCCGTCTTTCATAATATAAATCGGATGCCCTTCTCCACCTATTCCCGTATAAACCCAATTGGTTGCTTGATATATGTACCCGTGATGAAACATCTTCAAATCAGAATAAGATATTACCACTTGTGGTTTGGGTAACATATTCAAACATTTCCCCAAAAAAAACGACAAAGAATTTTTATGTAATCCATCATTTACAACTAATCTATTCAACTCAAGTATATCAAATGGTTTCCACGCCATCATTTCTACATAATTAGGCGACATACCAAATGTGCAAACCCCAATAAGAGTATCTTCAAACAAACCAAAGGCATAACTAATGCTCGGTATTCTTTTTGCGTAGTGTTTCTTCAACAACCACTCTTTTGTTTGTTCCGTATCAATACTACGAACTATGTATTTGTTTTTAATGTTCAAAACAAAGAAGTTTGCGTTAAAGTTTTATAATCAGTATTGTATCTCCTGTTCTGCCCTTTAACATAAGGAAGCACCTCCCAAGTGAGTTTTTTTCTCATATCTTGTTTCTGTTTGCGATTTCCCAAAAACAATACATATCTTCTTTTTTTATCCATAGGTATTAATTCCCCACCTGCGTTTACAAAATTTTGGTCAATTGTAAGGTTTTCGTCAAACACAAGTTTTTTCGCCTTGAACCAATAATCTTTGATGTGCCTTGCCGAATATTGATACCCTCTAAAAACATATTCTTTGTCTGCGCCACCTTCTCCCGTATAAAGAAAATTCAATGCTTGATAAGTATATCCGAAATGCCCATTATTGGGGTCTGCATAACTTAGAACAATCATCGGTTTGGGTAGTATTTTAAAGGTCTGCCCGACAAACCAACTCTGAACATTTTTCTCCAATCCATCGTTTTTAATTAGTCTATTCAATTCTAATGCGTGGTCGTGGTATTCTTCCCCACACAACAGAAGGCAGTTATTCTGTGGTGGTATTCCATAAGTGCAGACACCAATCATTGATTGTTCTTTATATAAACCAAAAGCGTGAACAATGGAAGGTATGCGTTTTGCATAATGTTTTCTCAACAACCATTCGTAAGTCTGATTCTTGTCTATTGACCTTACGCTATATTTTTCTTCAAATTTCATAATCAAAATAATATGCCTTGAACATTAGGGTTGTAACTCGCATCATATCTTTTATTATCTCCCTTTGGGAAAGGTTCTCTCGGATATTTTATTTTTTTAATCATATCCTTCACTTGTTTTTTATTCCCCAAAAAATAAAAGTATCTGTATTTCTGTGGTCTTTCAACCATATAAACATTTTCTACACCGAATTTCTTTTTTAATTCATCTACTCGATTAACACCTTCGGGCAAATCTTCACTTCTTCCAATCATTTCCAAAATTGACGAGGCGTGTAAGTGTTCGTACCCCTTAACCATATAATCATTAAACTTTGTACTCAACCCACTATAATACCAATTTGTTGCTTGGTAGATATACCCGTGATGATTCTGTGAGGTGTCTGCATAACTCACTATTACATTTGGTTTTGGCAACATATCCAAACTCTTACTGACAAAAAAGGAAAGGGAATTTTTAGGTAAATCTTCCTTTACGACAAGTCGGTTTAATTCTAAAAAACAATCTTGATAATCTCCATTAAAACAAGTTCTTATCAAAGGAGCTGCCATTGGTCTTCCATAGGTTACTACTCCTTGTAAAACTAATTCTGTGGTAAATAATCCAAACGCATACGAAATACTGGGCATCCTCTTTGCATAGTGTTTGTGTATCAACCAATCCTTACATTGATAATTATCTATTGATTTTACTAAATATTTTGTTTTTATCTCCATTCAGAATAAAATTCCTTGCACGCTTGGATTATAACTTGCATCGTATCTTTTGTTTTCCCCTTTGGGATATTTTTTAATCTCAAATAATTTTTCCTTTAAAAAATCCTTCTTTTGTTTATTGTTTCCTATAAAGAGAACATATCTGTATTTCGGTTCTCGTTGAACTTGGTACAAATCATCGCCATACTTTTGTTTTAATTTCTCTAATCTATCTTCCGTAAAAGCAAATTCGTCCAATAATGTTCGTAAATGTATGTGTTCCTTGCCTCTAACTTTCCAATCCAATTGGGTGTGAGATTCCCCCGTAAAATAGAAATTAAGTGCCTGGTAAATATAACCAATATGCCCGAAAGATTTATCAGCATAGGACACAATTATCATAGGAGAAGGCAACATATTACAACACCGAGAAACGAAAAAACTATTTGCATTTTTATCCAATCCATCATTCGTGCAAAGTCGGTTTAACTCGTACACCAACTCCATATTTTTTTCCCCGCAAATAGATTTTTTCATCTGCATCGGAACTGCATTACCAAAAGTACATACCCCATTCAAGATATTTCCTTCTTTTGCATACAGACCAAACGCATACGATATGGAAGTCATTCTTTTCAAGTAGTGCTTGTGAATTAACCATTCTTTGCATTGTTCGTTATCAATGGACTTGACCACATATTTATCGTTCAATTTCATTAGTCAAAAAGAGATATTTGCACATTGGGTTTGTAGTCGGCATCGTACCTCTTGTTGTCGCCCTTCGGATATTTAATCACATTATACACTAATTCTGATTTCATTTTCTTTACATCTTTTCGGTTTCCCAAAAATTGAAAGTATCTGTGTTTTTTGGTATAATCTCCCAATGTAACCTCTTTATCCCTTTTTGCCCATTCGGTAATGTTTGTAAATCCTTTTGCACACGCAGTTCTCGGATGCACTTCTTTGCCACGATAAAAAATCTGTCTTTCGTGTATCTGATTCAATCCACAATAAGTCCAATTAGTTGCTTGGTATATATAACCAGTATGTCCGAAAGTGAAATCGGCATAAGAAACCACGCAACAAGGTTTAGATAAATACCTCAAAGACCTTCCCACAAAAAAACTTAAAACATTCTTTTTAAGTCCACTATTAACAATAAGTCTGTTGAGTTCAAGGGTTTTGACACGATACTCCTTGAAGATAGATTCTCCATCATTCATAACTCTCGGAGGAGTCCCAAAGGTACAGATGCCTATTAGGATGTTCTCGCTATAAAGTCCAAAAGAAAACTCAATAGAGGGTACTCGTTTTGCGTAATGTTTGTTTAATAACCAATCCTTGCATTGAAAAGTGTCAATGCTTCTGACTTTGTATGTTTCTGTAATCTTCACAAGGGTTATTTATCTTCTTTCCAAACATAAAACTCTGTTTGTTTGTTATGAAACTGCCCTTCAAATATCTTATCGGGAAATCTTTTAATCTCTACATTGGGATTGTTCATTATGTATTTTCGATAACTCGCAAACTTAATTCCCACTCCCCACCCTAAATGTTTTATTATTTGCGATTTTGTTACTTGCCTATTCTGTTTTATAAAGTCAATTATATCATCTTTCCGAGTTCCCTTAACAATGGGTTTTACTTTATTTAATGCTTTCGTTATCATATCAGAGATAACGGGTATTCTTTTTTCCCAAGTCATATTTTTTCTGCAATACTCAAGTTGAGTGGTTGCAATATTATTTCTGAAAACTTTGTCGTCTAATGCACCTTTTAACAATGCCAATGCTTGTTTATTTGAAGAAAAATATTCTCCACCTTCTCCTATTAATTCATTATAATAATCCGCATCATAAAAAATATATGGGCATCCGTTCATAATTCCATCTGTAACAGAAACACTCCACCCTCCATATTTTTGTTTTGGTGCAAATCCTACGCAACATTTTTTCAGAAAATCATAATAACCTTGTTTTTCAAATGAATCTGTAATCACATAAGGTTTATTCGGTTTGTCTAATAGAGGAATCCAAACCTTGAAATCTTGTCGTTGTTCCCACAACTCATCCATTAACTTCATAAAATTCGGGAAGTCCTTGTATGCTTGTGGTCTGTGGTTATAGACAATAATTTTTTCGTATTTCGCCAAAGAGGAAACAATATCTTTATTCTGAACACCTAAATAATGAGGTTTCATAATTTCCTTTAACCGAGTAATCGTTTGTTCTGAATAAACATCTTTCACATTGTCAATAACCATATCAATCTGATTCTGCGTATTGATGCCACACTCCTCCATTTCAAGTACGCCATTGATGTTATTCAATAAGAAGTTTTTATCGTATTCAGTTATCTCCTTTATCTCAAACCAATGGCAATATCCAACCACAGGCAAAGTGCCTATATTGGTAGTGTTCGCAATAAGATTAGTTACATTCAAAGCCTGTTCGGGAAGGTGTGAATAGATAAGGTCAAAATCTTGATTCTTCCAATCAATTATTTTCATCCAATCGTAATAATTGAAATGAGCCCTCATAGAGTTAGGGTAGGTAGGAAAATCTATAAAGTATTGCGTTACATTATCAAAATCTAAAAGTTTTGAATATTTAGGTAAGGGGATATGAAACCAAAGATTAAGTGGGGAGTGTTTTTTCAACCCAATTATAATCTCACTCATTACCTTCACAAAACTATCTGCCTCTAAATCTTTCTGAAAAGTAATATTTGGAATTACTAAAACACTTTTTACCGACTTCTTCATTCACACTTAATTAGAGCGGTGTTGAGGAATCGAACCTCACCCTCGTTATTGGAATAATAACGCATATCACCCTTGATACCTCCACCGCAAAAAATCGGGGAAAGAATATCCTTCCCCGTAAAACCATTATCGTTTTGCCTTCATATCTTGTACATCTGTACGAAGTGCCTGACAAGCCTTTTTAATCTCTTGACAATGCTTACGAACTCTTGAACCAGCGGCATTTGTGCCTCCCTTGAACTTGTTTACATCATTTTCCATTGATGCAACGATTTGTTTAATTTTCTCGTAGTTTTTCATTTTATTGTTTGTTGATTGTTTATTTTAAGAGGCATTATTTTTTCGCAAGTATGTTGATTACATCCATTCCATCGGCAATGGTTTTTACTTCCTCAATAAGTTTCTTACCCGCATAAACCCCAAACTTGCCTGTATGGAGTTTGGTAGTTTTTTTTGTTTTTTCATCGGTCTTGCCTGTTACCATCATTCTGATAGTGTAACCAAGAGAGTTGCCTACTGGTTTTCCGATGTTGTTTGTAGATTTTCCCATTATTCTTTGGTTTTTTGTGGCACATTCTGTCCCTCGAATCCCAAAAATTCTTCTGCTGGACGATTAAGGAATATTTCTAAATCCCGAATAGTTCTTGTACTTCCACTTGTAGTTCTACCCTTCACAAGATTAAACAGAGTTGGGTAAGCAATGCTTGTGCCTTCTTGGAGTTGTTTCATTGATATACTTTCCTCAAAGAGTATTCGTTCCAATTTGGTTTTTTTTGGAATCCCCGTTTTTTTTAACTTTCTTACTTTAGGTTTCATAATCAGTTTTGTTTAAATTATTGTTTTAATTCTCCCATCAAATCACGATATATTCCATCTTGTACTTGTTCCCTACACGCATCAAGGAACATCTGTAATCCTTCAATCATTTTTTCGTTTTTAGGGCTCGGAAATCGGGCATTGATTTTTTTAGTTCTATCTATTAACATAAACGCTACTTGTTCTGATTGCAATCCTGGAATAATACTGCCATCCTCGTTTTTTTGCATAAACTTAAATCGTTGAGTAGATTGTATGTATTCAGTTATCTTGGTATTAGGATTGCTTCCCTTACATACTTGGATTTCGTAGTCGTGAGCGCCTCCTGCTCCGTATTCGGCATTACTTTTAACTGCAATCGTTTTTTCTTCACTTGGAAATACTATTGATTCGATTTCTTTGTAGGATTCGTTCATAGGTTAAGAATTTAATCTTGGTGAATACGATTTTTCATTTTTTCTTTTTCATAAGACAATAAACTTACTAATCCATTAATTGATTTGTCGAGAGATTTCGTTACAGATTCTACACGATAATATAGTTCGGAGAAATCTTTTAATTGTCCTTCAATCCACATTTTCTGAACATTTGCTTTTAAGTCCAATAATTGAGAACTTTTCATCATTTCTTTCGCACACTCTCCTTTTGCGTAATCATAAATTGCAGAGGCACTACTCATCATCGTTGAGATATGCGAAAGGTAAGGTCGTAGAACTTCTATTTGATTTTGAAGTTCTTGTGGTTCGTTTGGATTTACGGAAGTTTTTAAACTGCCTTCAATGTTTGCACAAAGGTCTTTCAAGGTTTGGGCAGTTTGTTGGTCTTGTTGAGTCAGGGTAATCATATTAAATTATTTAAACAAATATACAAAATTTACAGTACTAACAAAAATTAAAATATTAACTTTTGTTAATATATGTGAAGCATAAAAATATCATTTTACAATACAATCACGACACTCCCAAGATGCACCAACGGTACTACTTGCTTGTTCATAGAAGAACGCCTGTTCCATTTTCTCTTTGCCGTGTTTCTCCTCCAACTCTTTCATATTGTCCCCTTTGGTGTCGTTATCGTACTTGTATTCGGCAAGAAGTATTTCAAACTCCTCAATCCGTTCCTCGCACATTGAACGGAAAGTCTTAACTAATAATGCACCATCAAAACTGCCTACCAACGGGTCGCCTTCCTTTCCGTAAGGTTTGAGTTCTGAAATATGTTTGCCACACCTTTCGCACTTTTTGTCTTGTGGTGGAGGGTTGATGTAAATTTTAGGTTTTTCTGTTGGCTTTTCTGTTTCTGACATAATTTTATATTTTAATAAGTTCCGTTTGCTTGTCTTTCGTTTTTTTCTGCCGCGGGAATCGCCAAAGAAGATTCCGAATGTTTTACCTTATATCCCATACTCCTAATAACATCAATTTTAGTTATCTCGGCATCCATTGAAAGTTTAAATCTGCTTTTCAAATACCCACCATCCTTTTCCATAGTGAATTTCATTTGAAGTTCCTTGTCGTACTCCCTTGCCATAATAGTTTCTCTGACTAATACACTTTTGTCTTTTGCAGTTTTGAGCGTTACATTGCAAAAAACTATCTCTCCTGGTTTAATCATTCTTCTATGAGGTTGTACTTTATTTTCTTTTTGATAAACTCTTTCTTTTTTGAAAGAGTATGTTTTGTGCCTGGGGTATGTCCGATATGAAACTTCTTACAATACTTGCATTTATAGATTTCCAAAAATTCGCCCACGCCTACCTTCATCCTACCCATAATATATTCGGCAGAACTCAAAGTGGCGTGAGCGATTTTGCCCGCACATTGATTTTTAAAATTATCAAGTTTACCTTTCGCCATTTTAGAAAGGCAGGTCTGAATCAGGTTCAGGCACAAGAACAGGTTCGTTACCTTTTGCTTCTGTTTTTTCTTCTTCGACTGGAGTTGGTTCAACTTCTCCTTTTTGAACCAATGTAATCTTAAACGCATTGATAGTGTTGAAATACTTTACCTCTTTCGTTTCGGGTTTAGTCCATTCACGACCTCTCAACTGAAAGTGGATATTAATAATATCTCCTACATTAACGGCATCAAGTTCTTTTGCTCTGTCGTTAACGAGTTCCATCATAATCGTTTGAGGATACTTGTCCTCCTTGTCGGTTACAACAAATTCTCTTTTTGTGAATTTTTCTGTGATGCGAACTGCATCGAACTTCTTGATTAGTGTTCCTTTGTACTCCATTGGATTTGAATTTAATTGATTAGTTATTGATTGATTAATTATTGTTTCAAATGTAAGAAAAATAACAAAGTTATAGTGTTATTTTTATTAACAATTCTATGTGTTTTTCATAGGAGAAATGCAAAATATTTCGTGAGCAGATTATCAAGATTTTTGTTTTAAAATAAACCCCTCAACTTCGCCCACTATCTTCCGAACTTTATTTGCATCATCGGGTTCTCCGTTGTTTTCTAATTCGTCTGCGACATCATAAAGTTTGATTAACTTTTTGAAAATCTTGTCTGATTCTGTTTGTTGTGTCATTTTGTTTATAGTTTAAATTATTGATTTATTTTTTCTAACCCATCGAAAAATTTATCGTTTCTGTCGCCATTGTGATTTTCTTTCGTGATTTGGTTTAATTCCAATGTTTCGTAGTAATCTTGCCTTACTTTCAATATAATTACCTCGATTTGTTCTCCATCTTTTGTGAGGTAGAATTTATCTCCTTTTTTGTATTGTAATTTAACTAATACCATTTTTAATTTGTTTCTAAATTCTTTAAGTTTATATTTTTAACACGCTCTGTATAAGTTGTATCTTCTGCATAACCCACATTTTCTAAGAACTCATAATAATTTCCTCCTTTATATTTTCTGTCTTGCCACTCTTTGTAGTAGGTTACTGCATCCCTCCAATCGTTGAATAAAATATAATCTCCATCGTAATAGAATCCAAAAGGATTATTTTTCGTTCTCCAAACATACGAGGTAAAAAATCCTGTTTCTAAACAAGCCTGCCTTAATACTATATCCGTATATTTTATTTTCTGTAAATGTAATTCCAAAACAAAATCCTTAATGTTAAAAGAAGTATCTGTGCAAATTGTATCTATCTCTATTTGTGTTTCCATAATCGGAGCTTCTTCATTAATACATCCAAAAGAGAAAATCGCCAAAAAGGATAAGAGAAATTTCATCAGTTAATTATATTAAGTTTCCCATTAGATAATACCTCTGCCCTACATTCCCCACCTGCCTTCAAAAACCCTTTAGTGTACGAGATTGTTTGTCGCCTAATTCCTATACCAAGAGATATTGACTCAATCTTATAAATGTTTCCACGCTTGTCTTTTGCGTTTTTACCATCGTTCATAATGATAATGTCAATTTTTAGAGGGATGCCTTCCATTTTCTAATCGAGTTTGTTAGTGGTTGGCGGTGGATTCCCGTATGCATCTGTTCCCATAGTGTTTAGGTTAGGTGTTTAGTTTATTTGACTTAAATTTATTCATTAGTCTTTGCGTAAAAGAGCCTTCAAAATGTTCCTCCATTTCCTTTTCCTCTTTTAACGATATAGGTTTGTTTCCCCAATATTTTCCATTTGGAGAAGTGTACATTCCCTCAAACTCTTTCATATCAGAACCGTCTTTTGATTTTCCGTAATATATTGGCATAGTGTTTAGGTTAGTGTTAGGGGTTTAATTCCCGAAATCTACATTATATATTTCCTCTACTCTTTCGGGTGTTAGTTTTGGATATTTCAATAATGATATTCCGTGTTGAAATTGACCATGAATAAGCCAATGCAGAAATTTCTTACTTCTTCTAAACTCTCTATCTATGTCTTTCATCTCTTTAGGG